CTAATTGCTTGTGCTTTTTTGAGCAATTAATCTTTTATATTTGTCTAATAGCTGTTCTTCCGTTTCCTCATGCTGCGGATCTTTAGGAATACAGTCGACTGGACAAAATAATTGACATTGTGGCTGGTCATGGTGACCAACACACTCTGTACATAAATCTGGATTAATTTCATAAATCACTTCACCCATAAAAATAGCTTCATTTGGGCAAACTGGTTCACAAACATCACAGTTTATGCACTCATCGGTGATATATAACGACACTTTACCAACCTTGTTGATGTTTACGCTCAAAAGCTTCAACCACAGCTTGCGGAACAAACTTGGTTACATCACCTTTTAAGCGTGCAATTTCTCGAATCAACGTCGAAGAAATAAAAGAATACTGTTCGGAAGGTGTTAAAAACACGGCTTCAAAATGTGGGTCCAACTGGCGATTCATATTAGCCAATTGAAACTCATATTCAAAATCAGATACTGCTCTTAAACCGCGAAGTACTGCTGTAGCCTTTTGTTCTTTGAAAAAATTAACCAATAAACCATCAAAACCTACAAATTCAACATTTGATAGATGGCCTAATGATGACTGTGCCAGTGCAACTCTCTCTTCTAGACTGAACAAAGGATTTTTATGATGTCCAATTGCAATCGCTACTACGACCTCATCAAACATTCTTGATGCTCTAGTAACTAAATCAACGTGCCCATTTGTGATAGGGTCAAATGTTCCAGGATAAATTACACGCGTTTTAGACATCCGCTAGTACTCTAATTGTATTGTGCACCTATTTTAGCAAAAGTTATACATGAGGCGAAATATTGATATGTGGGAAAAAACTTCACCTTGGCATCAGTTTACGGCACAATAGGGGCAATTGTGGAAGTTTGAATTATGGCGAAAGCAACAGTAGTAAAGAATAATAAGTGTCGATGTTTATTTTAATTCTCTATAGTTCCTTTTTTAAAGCTAAGTTATTGAATTATAAAAGTTACTGTTCTTATTAGTTCCTTATAGTTTGTTTACATCCTCCAAAAAAACGGGTAATAATGCGGGTAACAAACTACTTACCCTTACCTCATGGCCTCTGTAAAACTTTCCGACCTAAAGATTAAAGCACTAAAACCCAAAGAAAAAGTCTACAGAATATTGGATGCAGATAGACTTTACATAGAAGTTCGTCCTTCAGGAGCTAAAGTTTGGCGGTTTAAGTTTGTTTTTAATGGCAAAGAATCTTCTATGAGTCTTGGCGAATACCCGGCTATTACTTTGGCAGACGCTAGAATCTTAAAGGATGAAATGCGAGCAAAATTAGCCAAAGGCATACACCCAGTAGAAGATAGACAAAATAATAAGGCCAAGGCATTAGAAGAAGGAAAAAATACATTCAACGCTATTGCAGCCGAATTTAAAGAAAAACGTATGACGTTGAAGTCTGAAATTTATCAAGAGAAGTTCGATACTGCTTTAGAAAAAGATATATGCCCAGTTATTGGCAAAAAAAATATTAAAGATGTGACTGCGGCTGACGTATTGAAGATTTTAAATAATACGATTAATCGTGTTACTAAAGAAACCAATGGAAAAATGACGGGTGAATCTGCTGCTTTACAAAATCGAAGATTCATTGGTGCTGTAACTCGTTATGCAATTGCTACTTTAAGGCTTGAGAACGACCCTACTTATGCTGTACGTGATGTGATCAAGCGCCCTCGTGTAAAACATGCAAGAGCCTTAACTAAAGAAGAAAGAAAAAAGGCAAGAACTCAATTGCCTAAATACAATGGAACAGAGACTGTTAAGAATGCTGGCTTCATTCTCTTATATACAATGCTTCGGGCAATTGAAATTAGAAAGATGCAATGGAAATGGGTCGAGTTTGATACAAGACTTATTAGATTTCCAGAAGAGGCAATGAAAAAATCCAGAATCCATATTCTCCCTATATCTGACCAAGTTTATGAAGTTCTTAAGCGTCAATATACAATCTCTGGTGATAGCGAATTAGTTTTCCCTGCTATTTTCAGTAAGAAAAATGATGGCATGTTAGCTAAAGAAACGCTTAACAGTATGCTTGAATATATTGGCTTAAAAGGCGTGACCACTCATGATTTTAGGGCTACAGCTTCTACCCTGCTATATGAAAAGGGCTATGAGGAAGCTTGGGTTGAAAAACAGCTTGCTCATGCTGAATCTAACAAAACCAAAGCATCTTATGACCATTCGCAGCACTTGGATGCTAGGCGAAAAATGATGCAAGACTGGGCTGATATTGTTGATAGCTGGAAAGACTAAAAACTTTGCTTCTTATCAAAGGTCCATCTTTTACCGTTGTAAGTCACGGTGCCGTCCAAATTAATCGGCAACTCTTTTAATGAGTAGTCATAAATTTTAAGAACATTCCCATTCTTATCTAAATCAGCGGGTAGATTGCAAGTATTTTCCATTCTGCCTGCTTCCGAAACCATGATCATGACTTGCGACATCACAAAGCCCTTACACAAATCGAGACATTCACATTACTATTTATAGTGTGAGCTGTGCAACCTGAGAAGATTAAGCACAGCAATGTGATGATCGATGCAACTTTGGTACGTTTCCACATATAAGTTACTTCTTTAAAAAGAGTGCTCGTTCTGCTTCTCGGCGCCGAACTAGGCCCTTCATAACTTTGCCACCTGCTTTGTTCCATACAAGGAATTGGGCAGCAGCACCTTGATAGTCACCTTTATTTAGCAACTTAAGCAGAGTCGAAGCCTTAAATGCACCTGAGCCAATGTTGTATGCCAGTGATACCAAAGCATCAAATTGATTTTGATTTAGTGGTACTATCACAGATTCATTAACTGTCTTTTCAAATTTAGCTAAGTCATACTTGAAGTAAGTCTTAGCTTGCTCAGGTGTACAAGTGTCACCTTGCTTAACCTTCACGCCATTTGGATAGACTGTGGTGCCAGTACCAATGGTCCAGACTCCTACACCATCATCATAAGCTTTGAACTGGGTATCTTCAAACCCTGAAATTAAATTTAAACCAGCATCACTTGTAGTTTTTCCACTTGGTGCAAGCTTATCGACTACTCTATTTAGATCGTCTACTTGAGCTTGTGTTAACTTTCCTCCTGCAATTACACGGGCAGCATCAAAGAAGTTTTTTATAGTCATTATTCCGCCCTCTTCTTAATGTAGCTTTCAATTACACCTGCGCCAGCAATACCTAATGCTGATCCCAAAGCCAATAATGCTATTGGATGGATATTTGGAATTTGAAGCAAAACAATACCAGCAACACTTGAAGTTGCTGAACCAAGAATTGCTCTGCCCGATATCAATCGAATGGTAAGCTTTTCACTACTTGTTAAAAGCTTACCAATGCCAATGATTGCTCCAGAGACGATCAACATAAACATTGTCCAAAGTGTTTTTTCATGCTCTTGCATGTGCCATTCCCCTAGTTTTTCGGCAATAAAAAAGCCCTAACTTATTTAAAGCTAGGGCTTGTAATGGTTTGTTGGGTAAACTAGGTGAAAGTCCAGTTGCCATAAGAGCCAAACACTTCCGTATTACCGTTTAAATTGTTTTGAAAATCCAACCATGCGCCAATAAATTGCGTGTGTGCTTCAGTGTAATAAGAGCCATCTGCTTTACGAATACGAAGGCCTGAAATATTACACCCCTGCCCTACGATTGTTGTCGTATTTGCAAGTCCGATTTTCAAACGTCGATAGTCATTGTTTGTAGCGATATAAATTGCAGAAGTGCCCGATGTATCAATAGAAGGATCTTGCCAGATATAGTTAGCCATGTTCCGGCTTGAAGCAGTCCAACCAGTATGCAAAGTAATGATATTGGATAGAAAGTCCTTACCAAAAAAATGGGTGATAAAATCAAAATCAAGATATGCACGATTTGGATCTTCGAACATGTAAGATGAGTTATCTTCATAGTTCTGCACTGTGGTTGGAACGTAATATCCAATTTTACCTGTCGGATCATTGTTAATGATTTTACGAATATCAAAATGACCAAGTTTACCAGTGCTAAAAGCCCCATTCATTGTCATGACAATTGGTAGTGATTTGTCAGTAACCAACTCTTTAACAGTACAACGGAAACCACCGCTTTTATGCCAAGCATTTTGAAGTAATGTGTTGCCCTTTAAATCAGATAGAACTATCTTATTAATATCAATGTAACCTTGATTATTTGCTCCACCTGCACAAAGCACCAGAGGCTGTTCACAACTCTTAATAGTTGTGACACCTGAAATCTCCAATTCATATGTAGAATCATTTGGGAAAAAATATCCAACCAAGCCGATTTTGCAGTTTTCGATAGTTGGAGAGGTAATAATACAGTCTTTCAAATGTGATTTTGGCAATCCCTCAGCGGCTTCTGGTTCAATATCTATACCCGCTTCAGGCGCTTTACCCTTCACCCCGAAAACATAAGGCATCAAAATGTTTACTCTTGTGCCTGCACTGAGTGAAATGCCGTTTCGTCCCGCATTTAAGACAGTGGGTTCTGAAATAGTAATATCTGTTGGAGTATCATCGGTTATCAATCCCCAGCGACGACCAACATAGATTCCATCGCCCCAAGTATTAACAACTTTTGGCCGATAGATGTAACCTTTTTTGGATTGGTAGTTAGCGATTCCATATCCCCATTCACCCTCAGTCCCTAAATGCTGATCTCTATCACCAGTAATTTGCGGGAACAGAACTTTATAGTTCTCAATGTTTTCAATATGTAGGATTGAATAGATTGTAAAATCATTTGGTATGATTTTAAAGTTTCCCTTAGGCGTGAAAGTAATGTCGTTATTACTTCGAACGTAAAAGCAAATGTTGTGGTCGGACTCAACAGGAGCAACCATGAATTCATCATCTACAATAAATGGAACATTAAAACTAACAGATAGATCATTAACCATCTGCAACTTTACTGATTGACTCAATGCAGACTGAATGGAAGTTAAACAGAAGTCAGAAGCAAAAAGATTTACTGGCTTTTGCAATATCCAACGGCCAATACCATTTGCTGGTAAAATAGAGTAAATGTCATCAATTGCATTTTCAGCTTCTGATTTATATTCATAAACATATCTATTGTTAACTAGGACTTTTTGTCCATTTTTTCTAACAATCAGTTCCTTTAAACTCTCAATATTTGATACATTTTGTGTCGTTTTATCATTAATTTGCTTTTGGTTTTCCATTCCGTCTGCAATAAATTCAGCAAACCATTCTTTTGATATAGAAATATTATTTAAATTGTCATAAATTTGATTTGTGAAGTCTTCGAGTTGTTGTAATGAAACGCCTTGTTTAAGAATTTCTTGACTTATTAACCAACCAGAAACACCAACTTCCTGAAGCTTTCGCCAAATCGCATCAAAGTCTTTATTTACTGGATCAGGCAAAAAAGATCGATCATAAAGTTGATAATTAGTAGTTCTTGAGAAAGGGGCATCCCTTCTAATTTTAACAATAGCCCCTGAGACAGGGGCACTATTAAAAACCACTGCATCTTTAGCTGCATCTAAATGCCATGAGCCAACTGCGGGCTCTAAATCATCAATAAGAACAATTAAATGATCCTGTTCTAGCACATCAAAATCTAAAGGGAAAACAGTAGTTATCCCATTTGCCGTATATTCTTTATATGGCGTCTGTTCTGGTACTGCCATAGCCTACCCCTAATTTTCGAAATCTAAGGCGGCTTCATGTACGCCACCGTTTGTTCTCCAATTAGGCGTTTCTTCATAGTCAGTTTGGTTGAGTGATTTTCCAACTCTCTCAGGTGCTTCTACAATTGCACCAGCTAATGAGTCTAAATAGTCATCTGGTTGGTCAGTGATGGCTGGGTTAAACTCACGCATCTGTTTAACTTGTGCAGAATCTTCACCGTTCTCATCTTCTAATACAGATACATGCGCCCATAAAAGGCCAGAAATTAAAGGCCCTTCAATACCATCTAAAATGCGTTTATTCTTTGATTTCGTAGAATGCTGTTCTGTTACCCCACATCTTATTCCACGTGTCTTTAATGCGGCTTTTAATGCGGCTGGTGCAAAGTTACCAATACCATTGGTCTCGATAGTGACTTTAGATAAATGAAATTCCTTGATGATGTTACATAGTTGCCAAACTTGCCCACCTATTACACGGCCATCTGAATCAGTTTCAATCACCTCACCCTTTAGGGCTACTGATCTATGCCAGTACTTATTTCCCAGATCATCATGAAATACTAGTGCTGTCGATGACACGTCAGACTTAAGCCTTCCTGAGGATGGATCCCAGCGGAATGTTGCCCCTACAATTTGACGCTCACCAATCATAAACATGGTGGTTCTATTGGCTCGTTTAAGAACCGGTTCACAGTTGTAAGCTATGATCTTATCTGGATCTAAACGCACATCACCGATAGGCTTAGCATGCATTTGATATTGAGAGTCCCATTCATTAAGGGTTTTACATTCCTCTCGGCGTGCTGCCATCTCCTCGGCATCAAAACGCTCTGCCCAAATTCCTTCTGAATAAAAATCTGCAACATAATGGTCATTAGCCAAAGTTACTTCATACAGATCATTTACTTTTTTCAGTGTGTAGTCTTGGTCTTTACTAAGGTATTTCGCCCCTTGCCCAATCCCAGCAAAAGCATGTATTGGCTCAAAGTCTAGAAGGTATTTACCACCTGCTAATGCATTCTCAATGCGCTTTTCATTTTCAAACATTTTGAGCACCAATATATCTACTTTACGTAGCTTTTTAATCTTGTCGTAAAGTGAGTCATGTGAGTGTGGTGTTCCGATCCAGAGCTTCTTTGCACCAGGAAAGGCAATATGAGTTTGTTCAGATAATCTGTAGGTGAGTTTTTCTCGAGCTTCTGGAGAGCCTGTTGTTTTTGGCGTTTCAACGTCATCGTTTTGGATGAAATGCGCGCGGTGACCTGTTACCCCCGAAAGAATGCCTTTCGCCAGCATGGTCCCATAACGGACATCATCTGTACCTGAAACCCACCAGCGTTCCGTTTCACCTTTTTTTCTTTTAACTTCGGCGTTATCAACACAAAGAGGATGCTTTTCTAAGACTAATTTAGTTCCGTTACTGCACTTATAGGCATCATCATCAGTAGTGCCTTGATGCAGGATTTGCGTTTCAGGCCAACAGTAAATTACCCAAGCATTAAAGACATCCAAAATGGTCGATTTTGAATGCCCGCGCGGCATCATGAGCAGTGCAGTACGGCCTTTGATATAGAAGTTTTCTAGGAAAATACACACAAGAGCATGAAAGTCTGGAACCTTCCAACCCTGTATATCTGCCCAAATTAAAAAGAACGCTAGAAAGCTGATTTTTGGTTTAGTCATCAGCTCATCCGTTGTCTAATTTTTTCTGCTTCAGCTTCTGCTTTTTTAATTAGATTTTGTTCATGTTTTTTTTGCGTATCCTCATCTGTACTAGCTGGCGGCAATGTCCCTCTACGATATGCCAATACTTGCTCAACTTTTGTAATAGCTGAGGCGCATTGGTTCAGGCCTTTATAGAGCCATACTTTATTGCCGCGATCTTCAGGTGTTTCAAAACCACATTCACTTGCTGCATATGCAATTTGAATAAGGTCATCAGTCATTTTCTCAGTGAGTTCTTCTAACTCTTTTGTTTGATCATCACGCATAAAAAATCCCCCTATATAAGTGATTTATATGGGGGAGTAACTTTTGATTTGTTGGGTAAAAAATAGATTAGCAATATATAAACCTGATTAGTATACTAATTGCTCGTTTTGAACTTAATAAATCAATGGATACTTTATGAAAAAACTAATTATCATTACCCTTTTAGCCCTTCCTACAACTTTCGCATTTGCTGGTTCATGCGACCATAGTTGGCAGTCTGCCAAAGATGGCTCATCTTGTGGAGACCGTGCGGCTGACCGTCGTGCTGGCGGCCGTTAAGATTCAAAAAAAAGGACTGCAAATGCAGTCCTTTTTTTATTTCACAACCCGTTCAAAGTCAGGTGCTCTAATATCATTAACATCATCACCCCAGAAACGCTCTCGGTCTTGTTGTCGTTCTGCTTTACGTAAAGCCTTCTCACGATAGCCGGGTGCAATTGTGTCTTGCATTTCATCAAATACCATACGGTTTATGGCAGCTTTTGTATACCATAAGTTTTGCGCTGGAACTTTACCCTTCACAAATTTGAAAGCCTCATTGCCGAAATTGGTGTCTTTACCTTCATTGTACTGAGTTAAGTTCCCAACGGTTAACCCTAAAAGGCTAGTGAAATCGCTACCAAGAGGACCAGATACAAAAGAGTTTGCATCACGACCAGAAGTGTCAGTACCAGCAACAAGAATGTCACCAAGTACAGGCAAGCCACCACCAGCCACAACTGATCGCATAAAGAAGCTAGTTGCCTTTTTGGGGTCATTACTATCATAAATTGTCTGTGGATCATTTCCGTTTAGCAACTCTCGAAGTTGTACAACCAATCCACCTAACAACGTCATAGTCACAAATAATGGTATGCCATATGCTGCCTTACCTTTCAGGCCTTCTTGAGCCATTGTGCGACTTCCTTGGCGCATTAAGAATGATGCTGAGAAAGATTTAAACTGAGTTAAGCCCTTAAACACCTCACCCGTGATAGTACCCTTAGCGCCTACAGTCATCCATGTGCGTTCACGAAGCCCTGCTTCAATTACTGCCATGCCCTGCTCATCTAGCAAGTGTGCTTGAAGTTGTGAGGCAACCTGATCTTTAACTTGTTTAGGATCGCCAAATGCTGCTAACTTTTCATCTGGAATTTCATAGATTGAACGCGCCGACATGAGTTGATTTCCCTTGCGATCAACAACCGGCTCAGCTAATTGGAAAACTTCCCAAGCACGCTCATCTAGACCAGTGTTTGAAAGTAATTCACGGTCTTGTAAGTCTAAATCATTCCAAGCTTTTGAGCGACTTAAACGTCCGTACTTCTCCATTAGTAGCTTTGTAAAACCTACTTTTGATGCTGACGTAAGTGCATTTAAAAGCGATATACGCATCACTTGAGTTGCTACACCACTAGAAATACGAGCTAACTTTTCAGATTTGCCATAAGTAGATGTAAGGCCATCATCCGACCATCTTGCAATAGAGCCTAGCATTTCCTCAGTTGCAAGCCCCAAGCTGTGAGCTAGCTCTCGATCTGCTTTGTTGGCTGGGTTAAGTTGCTCTAACAGGCCGACAAATGCCTTTCGGTAAGCTACGTTATGCACACTTGCTGTTTTGGCAATTGTTGCCTGATCTGCAATCGATGCAATTGTGGTACCGCCAAGCATTGATGCGACGTTCATTGACCGATATGCAAGTCCAAGGTTTGCCAATACTTGAGATTGTGGCGAATTGCCACCGCTAAATTCATCAAACATGGTTTGTGCGCGTTTACGGCTGCTATTGGTTTTATTCGCTTCAATGCCTTTTTCCCAGTCTTTTTTTGCAGCTGCATCCATCAAAATTTTTAAGGCTGTTTTTGGATTGCTTCCTAGGTTCTCGACCATGGCAATATCTTTAGATAAACCATTAATATGAGATTCGACTAGATCAACAAATTGCATTCCGCCGAAATCTGATTGATATTCAAGCCATGCTTCAGCATCTTTGAAATGCAATACTCGACTTTCACCATGACGGTTAGTTACTTTTGATGTACCGCCTCCTGTAGCTTGTCGGCCTACTTCAATTTTATTTGCGCCATCACTTGATAACGTGTCATAGGTGTATTCAAGCAATGATCGGATTTCTTGCTGTGAGTAGTAATCACCGTTCTCATGCACATATTGGCGCGTGTCAATAAGCGATTCTGCTTTATTTACCCAAGCTTCTTTCCCTGCTTTAGCAATTTTTTCTAGGTTATGCGTTTGTGGCAATCCCCAATTATCTAGCTTTCCAATGTCGCCACCGTTCCGGTTAAATCGGTCACGCATGGTTTCAAAAACACCCCCCATCTTGTCGCTAATTTTTTTAGCTAATGCATCGCCAGTGTTTTCACCAAATCGCTCACGAACAATTTTTTGTACTAATTCCTGATCTGTGAAGATTCCTAAACCGCCTTTAATGTTGGTGTAAAAATCCACCAGATCGCCACGATAAATTGCAGCAATACCACGTGCTTTAGAGTCGATTGACTGAATTCCAGACATATCACCATGAGCAGCAACCATGCGGTCTATGACTTCCATTGATGACAATTTGCCATGATCTAAGGCTGCAATGTTTTGCGATTGCTTAAGGATGTCTTGAGCAGCAATTTTATGTTTGCGTTTTAATTGTTCTTGAATATCAATAGCAACTTGCTTTGATGCTTCTGTTAGTTTTTCAGCATCAGAAAGATTTCGCCATTTATCAATATCTTTACGCGCAAGATTACGCATAGTTTCATTGATACGTGCCTCGATGTCTGTTGCTTCTTGAGCTGTAAGGGATTGCTTGCCAAGTGCTTTAGCTACGGCTTGTTTGCATTGTTCTTTCATAAAAAATGCCCAAATAGTTTTAGCTATCTGAGCATTTAATTTATGGTGGTTTGTTGGGTAATGAAATTCGAGTATTTAAAACTACTCTAATCTAGATAACACACTCCAATCATTTAGAGTTGTTTCTTCCCATTTGTCATTTTCATATCTATATAGAATATGTCTTGAACCTATCATATCTGTAGTGTAGAAAAGGATTTGCCCGTTTTTCTCTCGATAGTACTTTGCGCCAGAAGGTGCGGCGTTTTTAATTTCTTCAATGTTCATAAGCGACTATTTACCTCTATCTCCTTTTGAGTTGCCTTCCGAATTTCATTCTTATTCGCTGGAAGTGTAACACCTTCTAATTTAGGACCATTACTTTCCAAACTGAAGTTACCATTAGCAAGGTAATTAGAAACTGTCCAAATTTGAGGTATTGACTCTTTATCAAGAAATACCACTTTGTCACCATAACTAAAAGCTAAAGAACCTCTACCGTCATCATCCAGAAGTCTTACTTTAGAAATCCACTCCAAGTTGGTGCAAATTTCCCAAGTCTTATAATGCTCTAAATAAAATAAAAGGCCTTTTTCTTTATCTTGTTTGAAATAAATAATCTCATGTACTAAATCTTGGTCACAAAGATCTAACCATAAGTTCGCCCCATCTGGAGCATTTTCTTTTAAAGTTGTTGGGGTGATCCAACCAAATTCGCGAGACATATTGCACCTCTGCAATACCTGATTGTGGGTGTGGCAACTGTTCAGGTTAAACAGCTTTTCGGTGATCAGCCTAGCCACAATTTGATTATACATTAGCCAAATTGCAAAGCACAGTTCAATGCGGTTTGAGTTGCTAATATATCCATGTCCGCTTGCTTGATTTCTGCTTCGAGTTCGGCGTGATAGTCACGTAATGTCATCGTGAACTCTTCTGGTTCGCCCATTGAATTAATACGACTTACTGCAATTGGTTGATCTGGATTTGAGAAAATCACATCAAGCGCTGCTTGACCTTCTGGCGTGTCGCCAAACAATGAACCTTGTCTTGGGTCGCCCATGTTTTCAACGGCCTGAACCTCAGAGTTAATGGCTTCACTAATCGCCTTTGCGCTCTTGCGGTTATTATCAAATACCTCAAGAAATCTTCTTGATCCATCACTTAATCCATCGTCTATAAGCTGGCCTTGATTTAGATAATCATGAACTGTTTGCCCATTTGCTTTGATGTCTGAAAGCTTCTGTGCTGCCTGTGCTAAGTCTTGCGAAATCGTATTTTCAAAGCGACCGCCTTGCTTCACTAAATCATTAAGCTGTGATAACTGTGGAGCCGCACGGAGTAATGCATTCAGTACGTTTTTACTATCATCGTCTAAGTTTTCAGATAGACGAGTTACAAGGTTAGAATCACCGTATGCACGTTGCACGATTGCAGATTCAATACGACGTTTACCGTCTTGCGATAATCGCCCATCGCTAGTGATAACTGATCCGCGCTCAGATTGTGGTAATTGATCTACAAAGCTACGGATGTAATCCATAGAGCCATCGATATTGATTGCACCATCACTATTAATTTTTAGCAGCGATGCATCTGGCAATCGATCAGCATCACTCATAGCGCGCTCAGTTGCGCTGAATTGCGCCACATCGCTTTCATTTGCTAAGCGTGAGAAATCCACACGGTTGACATCACTAAGCCGTGTACGCACTAAAACAGGCTGATTTAAGCCTGATATATCCATGTTTCTTTGATTAGCCCAGTTTTGTACAAACTCATGGTATGCATCTGCCTTGCCATTGTCATAAGCTTTACCGATTGCAAGAGTACGACCATTACCAGATTCAACAACGTTATCAGGGCCAATAATTGGCGCACCGTCTGAAAGCTTATAAGACTCGCCTAACAACTCAGGCTTTAAGTCATTAGCCATATTTTCAATTTGTTGACGTGATGCTTCTCGAGTTCGGTCACGCGGTTGCAACTCACTTGGGTAAAGTGGATTTACACCATATAACTGGTCGTTAGATGCAACTAAATCAGCCCAATCTTTTACTTCATAAGCAAAGTCGTAGCTTGAACCATCCATCCCATAAGCTGTACTAGATTCACCACCATAGCGTGAACTTAGCTGGTTCCACTTGTTACGCCATTTATTGATAGCTTCGCCTACGGTCATGCCAGACATACCGTTATTTTTCACGATAGCATCGGCATTTTTTGAATCGTACGAACGCACCACATCAATTAATGGGCGATTAGGATCTGCTTCGAGAACTTTTACAGCTCCACCTGGACCAAGTAAGTGCCCTAGATACTGCTCATGTGCTACAGGTTCACGGCCTAAGTTTTTACGAATATAACTATTAGCTTGCTTGATGTGCTTCAAGCCGATACGAATCTGCTCATTAACATTGTTACGGTCTTTACCGCCTAAGTTCTTCCAAGAGTCATCTAAGACTTGGAACAAACCGTATGCGCTTGATGTTGGGTTTTGTGCAGTATGGTTAAATTTACCGCCTGTTTCGATATGACTAATCGTTAGTGCAACACTTGGATCTACGCCATCTTGCTTTGCACGTAGTGCGATTTGTTTTGCATTGGTGGGTAGAGAGCTATTTGAATAATCAATCGTGTTTCTACGTGGCTCTCCTTGCACTTTATTTGGTACGCTAACTGGCTGCCCTTTTAAGATCTGTTCAGTAGCAGCATCTAGATTTTGATAGTGCTTATTTTGCTGCACTGGGTCAGTCGTTTTTACAGGTAAAGTTGTATCTTCAAACTCAAAGCTATTTCTGACCAGAGCATCGTTTAACTGATCATTTCGTGTTTCTAAATCATCTGAATTAAGCTGGTTAATTTCAGCGTCAACGTCTTGGTCTAGTTTATTTTGACGGGAACCTAAGTAACGTGCACCACCAAACATTAATGAGTTAATAAGTAAGTCAGTAGCCACAGATTCGCCTGTAACTTCATATTGCTTCGCCTGCTTATCATAGCCTTTAGATTTTAGAAGCTGCTCACTTGCATATTGCATACCAGTGTTTAAGCCAGTGGCACCACCAACCGACAATGTGGCATCGCCAAGTAAACCACCTGTACCCTTAAAGCCATAACTAATAGGTAAAGCAGTACCAATCGCATCGCCTACAGCATTTACACCAGCTACTTTCAAAGCTGTGTTTTCATCTACGCCTTTACGGGTTAAATCGGTATAGACGTAATTACCAGTTGAACCACCTGTTAAAGTGGCTGCGCCTAAAGTGCCACTTGTTGCCACACCCAGCGCACCACGCCAGAGATAATCGCCAACACCTACACCGATATTCCCGACAATGCCTGTATTGTCTTTGTCTTCTAGGTCAGCAATGGTTCCATAAACCAGATTGTCACGCGCCTTTTCACGCTTAGCCTTGAACTCTTCATACGGTTCAATAAATTCATTTGTAGAAACGTCTTTCAGACTATAGCTAACACGGTCTACAACGGCATCAATCGGTGCCGAAATTGCATCACCAACTTTGTTAAGGCCAATTGCCATGCCGCGAAAAGGTGAAGAGATAGCGCCATCGAAGACACCCGGATCATTTGGCCGAGTATCTGGATGCTGTAACCCCTGACTATTGAGCTTCTCAAAGTCCTGTTGGTTTTCGCTAGATAAATCTGATAACCAGTTACTCATTATTTATCTACCCCATTCATGCGGATGCGCCAAACATTTCCTTTCACAACGAGAGGACGGCCACGCTCATTGATTAGGTCATACATCAAGTCGCCATTAGCAGCTTTAGTTGGTGAACGTGCTAATCGGAAATTGTCCAAATCATTTACAGACATACCAGTCGCTTTTGAAATATCGGCATATCCTTTTTGAATTTTTGCCTCAAAAGTTGCGTCCGTCATTCCGTATGGCTTAGACACTTTCCAGTCTGAAATGCCACGATCTGTATAATCCTTGAATCGACCACTTTGTGTATAAACACCACCTGTAGCAAGGCCCAGCGCAGTACGCCCTATTTCTTCTTTGTACTCATCAGCATCTTTATGGGTTTGCCCACGTGCTTCAGTTAAGTATGCATAGATAGCTTGGAAAGCAGCATAGTTAAGGTTGGCTGTTTCACCCGATACCGACTGACCAACGTACTTGTTAAATTTTTCCTTAAGCAAAGTGTCCTTAGGTTGAATCATTTGCTTATTTTTTAGAGCCTGTTTGCCTGCAACAATTGCAGTTGCAACATCCAAGCCCGCATCAGAACGGAAGTTATTTGCACGTGCATAACCTGCCATTTGATAAGCAGCATCGCCATTGCCCAACTGGCCTAACGCCTCACCCCAAATTTTTGCACCGTTCTTCACACCTTTGGTTTGGGCAATCATAGAACTAATTAAATTTAGTTTTTGATCTACGGTTGCTTCTTCCCATGCCTGCTTAGCTGCTGGTAACGCTTCATTTGGAATAGGTTTGATTGTTGCATTTGGGTCCTTATCACGCTGTGCTACTTGATAAGAACCAATTGTCACAATGTTTTTAGCAAAGTCATTTGGATTAACTTTTAGTGTTAATGGGTTTACTTCTGGTAGATCAATACCCTTTTCACGCAATGCCTGAGTCGGGTTTTCCTTAGCGGTTTTAAGCTTGTTGTCGTAAATGCTTTGATAAGTAGCTAAGACTTTATTCTCGGCAACTGCATCAGCGGAAGATGAATTTTTCATATTGGCTTTTCGCTTATTGATCTCAGCCAATTGTTGATCAGTAGATAGCTTCTGGAACCTCAAAAAATCACTAGATTGCTTAGTATAGAAATTATATTCAGTTTCAGAAGGTGTACCTTTAACAGCTTTTTCTACATTAGTTTGATAGGTCAAATCCATCGGACGACCTGTTAAAACATTTTGCTTATACTCATTTAGAACTTTTTCAGCTTCATTAATCCGCTTGTTCTCTTGCACCTGCTGACGTTGTTGCAGCGTTGTGATCTTACTTTGAATTTCTGTCTGGAATTTTTGTACCACTTGACCATTAATGAATTTATAGTCTTTAAAACTGGTAGCAACTTCTTGAAGACCTTCAACACTATTTTGTGCAATTGCCGTTGTGATACGCGAGTTAATATCTGTGATGTCACGTGTTGTTTCATATTTATTGGTGAGCTCACTTTTCTGAGCCTCAGATAGTGGCAGACCAACAATGTTTTTTAAAAGGTATTCTTTGCCTGCTTCACGTTCCATACGTGTAGCTACACTGAAGAATCGATCTGCTAGAACCCCGCCCTTTTGCTCATCTGCACGCAATTGCAAAGGCAAGAACGAAGTACGTTGGCGCGTTACGTTGCTGTCCCAGTATTTTTTTAAATCTTCCTGAGCGTGACCCGGCAAGCTGTTTTGCAGTTCAGAAAACTTAGCATTCGACCAAGTGTTAAGTTCTTCATCGGCTTGCTGTGTAGTGATTACACCATTACCAAGACGGTTTTTAATGTCCACTACTTTGTCATTGAAGTCAGTAGATAATGACTCATCAAGCTTTAACTTGCCTTCTTTTTCTGCAAGTTGATTGTTGTAAAGCTCAAGGTTTTTAGCTGTAACTTCTTGCTGACGCTGCTGGTCATCACGTGCCTGTATTGCTCCACCAATAGAACGGCCAATTTCGGCTAAGCCAGTGTTAGGAGTAAACGATTGCATTTGCGCTTGTGGCGCTTCACGACCACGAGAAATAGGAATACGCATTATTTCCACCCATAAGCTTGAGCAGCAGTATCAATGATGTTACTAGCCGCCTTCATGCCGTAATTGTTACGTTGTGCCTTACCTTGTCGGCGTACATCCGCAGCCGCATAACCCGCTTGCAGTTGGTTTAATAAGGCGTTGTAAGAAGCATCCGAAATAATCTCATCACTGATTACAACCGGAGCACCTACATTTACATCCAAACCATTTTCAGCAGCCGCAGCCATAGCACTTGATGCGTCACGCTGCCCTTGTTCTTTAATCTTTTTGCTTTGAACTTTGGAAACGGATTGAATGGTTTTTGCATTACCCTTAGCTGTAGCGTCTGCCATAAGCGCATTTGAGATATTGCCAACAGCTTCAAGGCCCGAAGAAATAGCACCACCTTTGCACATGCTTAAACCTCCATCTCAAGAACATAGCCAATCAAATTAAAGCCAAGACTTTCATAGAGTTTTACTGTTTTATCTGCATGGATGCCTGTCATGGTTCCGATCTGGATACGGTCAGCATTTTTAAGCTGTGCCCATCCAATGAAAGTGTTCACTAAAAGCTTGGCAATGTTAGATTTACGGTACTCAGGAAGAACATAAACGCCTTGTTCAAAAGCTAATTTGTGCCCTGTTCGCCAGTCCGTTTCAATAACACCAATGACTGTGCCAACTGGATTTTGATATTCATCTAGGGCTAGAAAAATTGAGTTATGTTTTTTGATTAAATATTCGAATAGATCAGATGCGCTTTGCTCATCAAATCCTTGTTTTGAAAAGATTGGCGATTCTTTGGTGAGACGCTTGCCGAAATCAACAAGCGTATCTAAATCATTTAGGTTTGCTGCCCGTACTTGCATCTCATTTCTCATTAATTGATACCAACATAGAGATACTTTGCATGTGTAAAGGCATAGGTTTGTCGTGTGTTATCTTGACCTCAAGTTCATGTAATGATTGCCATCCAATAAATGAATCGAGTACATAGCCTGTGTAAGGTAAGTTTACGAACGCTGATTGGTTGTAATACTTGGTAGATAGCTCTTGACCATTGATATATCCACCTACTGATGCATTCAAAAAGATAGCCATTTCGTGCACCTGAATCTTATGAAACATTGCAGTTGTTGGCACTTGGCTAAAGTCTGGTGGCAATAGGTCGATTTCAGTTTTAAATGGTTGCCCAAGGTGAACTGTTTGGGTTAGATCAGTGTTAGATAGATTTATGTTGGTGCCATCAATTGTGTAAGTTGAATAGAAATATCCATCCGCATTATTAAAATTAACCAGTGGATTATCTAAAACCTGAATATCAAGATTTAAAATAGACCCAACGCCATTAGTTACGTTGATATCAAATTCACAATCACTCTGTGCAGACTCGCTAAACTCCTCCAAAACTGTAGAACCATTGCGATTAGTAAGCATGAAACACTGGTCCTCACCTAAGCCCGTTGGCAAGGCGCAGATAGATAAAACCTGACCACCAAAATCATGCTGAGACCAAGCATTCATTTCCTGATCACGGTTTAGTGTGATACTTGAGACTGCACCATCACCCATAACAATCCATACAATAGAGTTTGGTGTTTGCTGGAATGTTAATTCTTTAATACCTGCATGGTTTTCAGGTATGTGTGGGGCAATTTGTGACAATTCAGGCGAGACAAGGCCATCAACTTCATAACGGTATGACATTGCACGTAAACGCTCACCACCACGTTGTACAAAAAGCAGCTCATTACCCACGCGGCACGGCTTAACATTTGCCTGAACACCATAAGAAGTATGTTCATCAATTTGTGCTGAAGCTGGTGTTAATGGCCCTTGAGAATTAATTAAGAACTCAGCACCACCAGTAAGTGCAACTACGCCACCACGTTGCGATAAGTGCAAAATATTGTCGGATTGGGCAGAACTTGAAGCAATGCTAAATGCATCCGCATCTTGAGTTGTTTCTAAGAAGTTGCCGTCATCACCTATCCGGCTAAACCACATCTGATTAGGGCTTGTTTTCGTATTGGCAAATACTAAACGCTGTTTAAAGAAGCACACTGCCTTTGGGTAACCCGCTGTAGCACTAAATGCGATACTTTTTAAAACCCAAGACTTAGCAATTGCCTGCACATCGGAGGTAAGTTTTACTAGAACTTCACCGTTCACACGGGATGGATCCACATATTCCGTGATTTTGACTTGGCCACCATTAATTTCAACAATTGAACCAACACTTGCATGTGTAAAAACATTTGCAGCTTCGTTAGTTACTTCTTCCCATTGCGATGCAGTAGCAGTAGGCTCTACTCCCTTATTGTCAATGGTTGCACGCCAAGTCTTACTATTATGAATAACTCGGTCACCAGTTAAGTAAGTCTCAGTATTAGACCAGTTTGGGAACGATGAAGCAGTTAAGGAAATAACTTTCCCAACTTCTGTACCAGATGGAGATAAAGCTACGTTTGGAGTGCTGCCTAACTCATCATTAGGGTTCACACCAAAGGTAAAAGCCGCAAATTGCCAGTTAGTAAAGTCAGCAGAACACAGCAAACGCTGTACAGGTGTATCACCTTGAACAAAATACATGCGGTATTTAGTGTGCGCATACTGTACTTCACGCACTTTTTGAGCCGTGTTGTAAGGTGTCACAGTTTCATAAACAACTGCATACGTTCTTGGGTTGTAAACCTTAAGGAAAGACACACCGAGAATAAGCAAATAGGTGTTTTCTGAGTTTGCAATAAACGGAATTAAACGTAATGCACCTGCAAAAATAGAACGGAACTTTGTGCCTGGTCTTTTCTTTACCCCACCTTCAACCAAAGGCAATGCATTAAGCAATTTTTTAGCACCATTTGCATATTGCTGAATGTCTGTGCGCGTCCAAAGTAACGGGCTTAACTCACCAGAACTCAGGTTATTTTTTAGGATCCACTGTCTCATTAGAAGCGCTCCCAATAGTAACTTGATTCTGCATATTGAACGTCTTGGCTTGGTCGCTCTTGACCATTCACGGTACGTGCTTGCTTAATCAAAAACTGGAATTGTGCTTCTGCTGATTGTCCAGCCGCGTCACTCCCCGTTACTGGCTTACAAAGTTTAGACGCCATTTTGTACGTCATGGCTTCAACTAACATTGCATCCCAAGTCTGCTCGTTATCGTTGTTAAAAACATATTCAAGGTGAATTACTTCAGCATTTGCCAAGATATGACGGTTCTCTACTTCATAGCATTCAGTGTTAGCCGAAATAATCAGGACGTAATCACTAGGTAGTTGGAATGCATGAGCATAGCCAAAGCTTGGATATGTAGAGATTGGAGATAAGATTTGCCGTTTTTTGGCGCACGACCAAGGATGAGAGCGCAATATGGATAAACGTGTAGTGTCATAAATATTACGGCACGTTTGAGCTAATTTTGAATCTTCCTCAAAACTAGCAATTTGCTGCCCACCAATCATGCTCAATGCGTTATTGCAAATAGTGACTTTAGATACAGACATAAGAAAACCCCGAAGCTTTTGGGATAGTTTCTTCGGGGTTTTGATGTGTTTTGTTGAGTATAAAAAGCACCCCACCGCCTGCCCTAACAGTGGGGTGAAAGCACTTACACTAAGTAATCGATAGCAACTACTTTTTGCTCGTTTGCACGGCCAGCCGCAAATGAATGAACACCACCTACTTGTGAAATGTTCTTTTTGTCTGGACGCTTTGAGATGTCAAAGCCAGTAATATCAGCATCACCAAAATGAACGGCTGAGCTTGTATACATCACCGTGCGTTTTTCGGTAGCACCACCAGCGCCATTGTTAAGTTTTTCGTAAGGAATCCAGTTCACACCCAACCACTTACCAGCTACAGCACCTTCTTGAAGCATCTTCACTGCCATAAAATCAGCAGATGTTAAAGTTGTATCGCCCAAAATGTCTTCAAGCATTGAAGCGGTGTAAATGATGTTTAGTGTTTCACCGTTATGTTCATCACATTCGTTTGCACGGAAAATTGATTTAGCTTTGATGATTTGCTGTTTCAAAGTCCCGAAGCCTGAAAGAATGATCTGACCAGCCGGCAAGTTCACAGTAGCAGTAGACTTAACACCAGCATCGTTTACAGTCGTACGTGTTACGCCACCAACAAGTGCTTGATAAATGATGTCATCGATTTTGCGATTACGCGCATTAATCAAGTTTTGCATGTACTTATCAGTTGGCACAGCTTTTAGTTTTGGTAAATCACGGCTTTCAATTGGGATAAACAAGTCATAATCTGCCATCAGTGCTGTACGAACACCAACATCTGGAATGGTCCACGTTGTATCACCAAAGCGGTTACCAGATGGAGACATTTCAACTTGCCCCATATCATTGATAGTGAATGATTCACCTTGAATTTTTCCACGATTGACAGCCGTTTTCAGTAAGCGTGAATCATTTTGCATTGCTGCAACTTCATACGCGTTGTGATACTGAATTACAAACGCAGCATTGATTTTATTTTCATTCGCCATTGGTTAGCCCCCTAGCCATATGTTTTTTCGAAGTAACTTTGAACTTGGGCATAAACACGCTTATGGTCAGGATGACTTTCATTCATGTACGCCTCTGATGCCATCAATTCTTGAATGTTCTCGCCACCGCTTTGTTGGGTGTTTTGAGGCGGCATATCTTCTTGTAATGCCTTGCCAAAGTAGGCAGCAAGACGAATACCGAATGTCGGAGAGTCAACATCTGTAGTTTGCAGACCAGCGGCTTGAATTGCTTGATTTGCGAAACGCAAGTTCGCTTCGTAATCGTTACCCCAATCCTGTTGGAGTGCTTCTACTTGCACGGCTGTGTGCTGGTCATAAGCCTTCATCACCACCGACATTTGCTCATTGGTTAGTCCAGCTTGATGAGCACTTTCTAAAAAAGCTTTGTTATCTTCATTAGACTTGAATGCATCGAAATCAAAGCCTTCCAACTCCACTTTGTAAGCATCCGCAGACTCAGGAATATCTGGCTTGGCTTCTGTTTCAACTTCTGGCTGTTCCTGCTCTTGAGTTTGGCTCTCAACTGGTGGCGTTGCTGTATCCACAGGTGTTGTTTGAGTTTGTTCAGTTGCTTGAACGTTTTCTGTGTTTGTCTCTTGTTGTTCATTAAGCATCGTTCTCTACCTCACTGTAATTTGGGTCATTTGCTTTGTTGATTTGGCTTAAAATGAAATTCACTGGTTCGCTCTGCCCTAAACGTCGGCATGTCTCACGCTCTCCACCTTGCGAATCAGACACAAAGGCGTGACGGTTAAAGCGTTTTGTTAGGTCTTCAAGGACTCGTTGCCCATTAACATCAAGCTCAAATACGACTCGATATAGATCTGGTGTTGCGGGTTTTAAGTTGCGGTGAACAACATAGGTGCCATGTTCATTAGCATTTCCGTCAGGCTCGTTAGCACTTTGATTTGGGGTAAACCGCTCAAGAATCATCTTTTGAGCCACTTCATAGAGTTCACTTACTTCACGAAATGAAGCCATGCATTGCTTCAATTCATCATTGGATTGCTTAAGCTCATGCTCCAAACTAGTTTTTGTATCGAGATGAAGACGATTCTCTTCCCAATACTTTTCTTTCCATTCCTCACCACTAACTTTGTAAGCGAAGGCAAATGCAGCAGCCACAATAAAGGCCAGAACTGCAACTACAAAAAGGGCATTAATCATTGTCGTGTCTCACTAGTTAATTCAGACTCAAGGCCCTTACCAACTGCATTAGCGAGTGGTTGTGCTAGAGCCTGCTCTTGTTCTTGTTGTGCAGCTTGTTGCTGTGCTTCTTGACGCTGCTTACGGATTGCATCGATCTGATCTTGAGTACGTAGAATTGCTGTAGGCACACCTAAGCCCATGCCTGAAACTTGCGCTACTGCATCCATGTCTACGTTGTCTAGGATTGAAGGATCTATTTGAGCTACGTTCGACATTCCAGCTAAGAAGCGCTCAATTGCTGTGACTTCTTCAAGTTGCTGTGAACGGGCCAAAGCAGAAATAAACTTGAATGACAAATTGCGGCCTTGCATTTCTTCTGGCGCTTCACCAATCACGCCAGCACGATAAGCAAGCCCAAAAGTACGCTCTAACAAAGGCGTTAATAATTCAGCTTGCCAACGGCCATAAAGCGGTCCTAATTGCTGGCGAATTAAGTCAACACGTACATGCACTTCGGTTGCTGTCATTGCTGGACCATCGGCAGGCTGTAACTGATCTGCCATCATCTTTTTACGGATTGCACCTTGAAGATGCGCTAACAAATCAACGCCAACTTGATAGCCCTTGCCGTCATCAATGCGCTTCAATGAGTTCACATCATTAACGACAATGATTTTCCCGCCACCTAAGCGCACTGTACGGGGGTTAAACGTGCCATCATCTACACCTGCATACATTCCAAGAGTTGAGATTTCGGCACTCCGCAACGTGTCACGCATTAACTTGTTAGCTGTTTTAGCGTCCGGCAAAGCAATAGAGACTTGACCAGTCCCATAAACTGAATTTGGAATCTTTCTAAAGCGTGGAATTACAAAAGGAAATTCGTTGTAACCTGTCTCACGGAGAACAATTTTTTCATCAACTTCAACATGATATGACGCAAAAGGCATTTCCTTCGGCATCAACTGACGATCGCCTTTGATGTAGCCAGTTTTACGTGGTTCAACTACCCACAAGACCTTAACCTTGCAATCTGGCTTTGACTTGTAAGTGTTACGGACCTTCTCACTGACCTTGTTTTCGCCATACTCATTGACTAGTGCGGCCATCGTCATTTCATATTCACGATAGAGTGTGTCAACTTTCTGATCTTGACGTGTTGAAGCTAGATAGCATTGCCCGATATCCCATGTCTGGAATACATAGCCACCACCTGCATGACGATCTACATCGGCATACATTACGCCCCAACCAGCAACCACACAGTCGAGCACTAAATCAAAGATTTCGCTGTCGTAGTTAGCACCGTGAATGTTGCGCCAAATGAATTGACACACTTCATCTAGCCACTTCTCACCATCTGTGAGTTCGGCTGGATCATCAACGCCATTCGGCACAGCTTTAAACCACAGCGCATTAGCTGGCGTGGTTCCTGAAATGATGCTTGATACAAGTAATTGCGTTGCTTCTGATAGTGTTGAATCTAATAGCTCAGCTCGTTGTGTCTTACGTGTATCTGTTACATCATCACCTATAAACGATTGCTGACGCTCAGGGGCTGCATAGCGATAACACTCAGACCAATGCGGTTCTAAGCGGTTTCGCGCTGCTTTAAGCTCGCTTAAGCGTTTGCATAACCTTGCTACTAGCTCACTCATATCAGCCGCCTAAAGTTGTTTTCTTTTGGTTGTCTGTAGCAGACGCCAAAACAGTTGAAGCATTACGTTTACGACGCTCTGCCGTTGCTGCATTTGCATCTAATTGAGCTTGGTTTTTAGCGGCTGCATCTGCGGCTTCTGCATCAAAACCTTTTGAAGCACCCTTAGTGTCTGTGAGGCCAAACATGTCAGTCACAGATGAAAGGACTTTTCCTAATCCACCTCCGCACAT